TGGCTTGTTGGGTGATGAAAGACCCAGATATATTAAGACTAGGCACAATGGCTTTTTTTGCAGCATTTAGTTTTTTATTATTAAAGACTAGGAAAAGAGAAAATTATGAAACAGAATCAAAGACCACCACAAGTCAATCAGCAAATAGCTAAATCTGTTCGCCCACAACTTCCAAGAGATGGAAGTATTGGCGGTACTAATTATCATATTAATGGTAAATTACCAGCAGGTTTTACTTCCGTATGGCGATTTGACGGTGTAACAGACACTAAAAATTCAGCTACTACAAAACCAGAAAAAAATAGGATTATCTAAACATGGCTAATAATATAGCTTTTCAGCCTATGGGTAAGACAGTTAAAGTGTCTGTCACAGGTGCTGCTAATACACAATCAAACGTATTTACAATTACTTCTGATAGTCCTGTAAATCAATACTATATTTCAAATGCAGATGTTAATGCTGGTGTATACGTATGGATTAATCCTACTAGCTCATTTAATGTAGCTTTACCAGATAACGGACCAGGTTATGTTATTTCATTACCTCCATACGCTTATAAAGTGATTTCAGGACCACAAGTAAGCCCTACAGGAAATGTGTACGCTAAAGTGATTGGTGACGCAGCAAATGCTTCAGTTTATATAACTCCAGGAGAAGGACTATGAAAACTAAATTAATTCAATTATTAGATTTTTTAAAAACAGCAGCAATCTATTCTTTTAAAATTGCTTTAAGAGTGATTAAAGTCATTGTAGAAGAATCTATTGTTGTTTTACAAAAGCTAGATACCTTACTTACAAACAATGTTGCTTGATGCCATTATTGGTGCTGTAAGTACCGTATTAGATAGAGTTATTCCAGATGTTAACGCTAGACAACAAGCTAAAGATGAGCTTGCTAAAGCAGTGTTACAAGATGACTTTCAGCTTGCTTTGGCACAAGTGCAAACTAATCAAGCAGAAGCTCAATCAGATAACATTTTTAAGTCTGGATGGAGACCTGGTATTGGCTGGATTTGCGGTATCGCTTTTTCATTGCATTTTGTTATATTCCCTATTCTTAATTGGTTTTTAATTTTATTTCATCAAGCACCTATTACAATTCCATTTGATATGAATACTTTATTAACTGTATTAGGTGGTTTGTTAGGTATTGGTGGTTTAAGAACGATTGAAAAAATTAAAGGTGTTGCATGACAAAAATTACAGATCACTTTACATTAGAAGAAATGTACGCTTCTGAAATTGCTGATCGTAACAACATTGACAACATTCCTAAAGATCCAACAATATTAAAAAACTTATACTTTTTAGCGACACAACTAGAACTTGTTAGAAGCCTTCTTAATTCTCCTGTACATATTAATAGCGCTTATCGCTGCCTCGGCGTTAATAACTTATTGGGCAGTAAGCCAACCTCGGCACACGTACAAGGACTTGCGGCAGATATTATTTGTCCGGCTTTCGGTAATCCTCGTGCTATTATTAATGCTATTATTGGGAGTCATATTCAGTACGATCAAGTTATCTTGGAGTATGATAGATGGTGTCACATCGGCTTTCAGCCACAAGGTGAACAACAAAGATTACAACAATTAATCATAGACAAATCAGGAACTAGAAATTATGGCTAAAGATACTAAAAGAAAAAATTGGGAAAAAACAGTAGGCGAATCTGAACCAGATATGTCTTACAGAACTCCTAAAAAAACTACAAAAAGAACATCTCGTAAATCTAAAAGATAATGACTAAAAAAAAAGTTAGATTATCTGTAGGTCGTGGTGAGAAGAAATCTGTTAAAGCAGGTGCAGGACTCACTGCTAAAGGTCGTGCTAAATACAATAAAGCGACTGGCTCTAAATTAAAAGCACCTACAAAAGATCCTAAAAACCCTAGGCATAAATCTTTCTGTGCTAGAAGTAAAAGCTGGAAAGGTGAACGTGGTAAGGCAGCTAGACGTAGATGGGGGTGTAGCAGATGAAACCTGGTTTATATGCAAATATTCATGCCAAGCGTGAACGTATTAGAAAAGGTAGTGGTGAGAAAATGAGAAAGCCTGGCAGTAAAGGCGCTCCTACTAATAAAGCCTTTCGTAAAGCAGCCAAGACAGCACGCAAATCAAAGCGTAAATAATGCTCAAGAAGGTATGCACCAAATGTAAAATACAAAAGGGTGTGTATCTTTTCTATCGTTATAAAGGCGGTTATCACTCGTGGTGTAAAGATTGTTTTAATGTAGCTTCAAACAAATCAAAAGAAAACAATTACAAAACTTTTGAAAAACGTGCTGCAGTCATCATGGCATCTTGCCGACAATCATCTAAACGCAGAAATCATATATTAGAAATAGAAAAGCAAGACCTCATAAACCTTTGGTATAAACAAAAAGGTGTTTGTTATTACACTGGCTGGAAAATGAAATTAGAACCAAGTCAGCCAGAGTCTGTTAGCGTTGAGCGTTTAGACTCTAGCATTGGTTATATTAAAAAGAACATTGTGCTTTGTTGCACTGTAGTTAATTCTATGAAATCACATTACTCTAAAGACTTATTCCTTAAAGTGTGTAAAGCAGTGACTCAAGGTGCAGGTATTAAACGACCTTCAAAAGCATAAGTGCCATTGTGTGTAAGTTGCGCCCATGGTGCAGCCCAAACTTTACCACCGGCTTTACGCCAGATATAACAGAAATGATAATCTTCTGATAACAAACGTTCTGTTTCAGGTTCAATGCTTGTTGCAAAGAACTCTTTAATTTCTTCTTGACCTGTCATCGTGTTACCTAAATCATGCACATCATTCTTATATGTAGGAACTAATGGTGATAGTTTTTCAAAGACTTCACGTTTGATTAAAAGAAAGCCTGTGCCTGCATTATAAATCTCGCATGGCTCATTGACTGGTACGGTCACTTCTCCTGCATAACCTACAAGATTGACTACAAAAGAACCGGTATGATGTTTTAAATCTTTAAAGTCAACGCCATTATCCATAGCTCGTTTAACGCTAGACCAATTGATTTCTTTTTTAGGATAGATACCACCAATGACTTCTTTATCTGCTTGCACCATTTTAATGACATCAGCAGGATTAAAGCCAATGTCTGAATCAATAAAGAATAAGTGTGTTGCGTCTGTCTTTAGAAAAGCGTTTACAAGTGCGTTTCTTGCTCGTGTAATGAGAGATTCATTAAACATAAAACTAAACATTGAAGTGATATTATTATCTCTAAAATGATTGTTGAGTTGTAATACTGATTGTGTATAGTAGCCAAAACATTGACCTCCATACATGGGTGTTGCTACAAAAATCTTTGGACTAGCCATACGATCCCCTTAATTAAATTTCCAAAAAAATAAAGAATTGCAAAGATTACAATTCCGTCTACGATTGATTGTAATTTCATAATAAGTGCCGGTTACCTAGAAAGCTACCGGCAAAGCTACCTAACTGTTCACCATCGGCAAACTCGCATCTAGGCTTGCGGAGGGGGTATCTTTTTCTATAAAGACGGTGCAGCCACCACCTTTTTTCATAGAACCTCTGCTAATGATAAGCAATGTCACTTGTTTATCATCATCAATAATGCCTGCGCCTTCAAGCGAATCTAATACCGCTTTAGCACAATTATCTATATCCATAAGCAGTTTAGAACGTGGATGTAATAAAATGCCTACAATGACATCGTATGCACCAAGTTTAGGAATCTTGTGCTGCAAACAATAAATGCGTACAGCTTCCTTAAACTCTTGTCCACGTTTAGAGATATAACGTCTGTGTCCAGATGTCATCCAATAATTGTTGACACTGGGTGGATAAGGTAATTGTAACTTAATTAATGACATTAGAAAGGTACATCCTCGTCATGTGACGTATTGACTTCACGAGGATATTGTTGTTGGTTAGCAGGTTTAAATGTATCTTCTGCCAAACTAATTAAATGACCTTTAGGAGTCTTTTTAGTCCAACCCGCAATCTTAACTGGAGTGCCATCAGAAAGTGTTAATGTGCCTTTCCAATCTGGATGTTTCTCTGAAGTCTTTTTGTCGTTCATAAATAGAACGCCTTTTCCTGCTTGTTGAATGTGTTGGTTACTCATGGTCTGCCTTTCTAATAATTGAAGTTAATCTAGTAAATTTAACGCTTGTTTGAGGATCAAAGCCTTTAATGAACATTAAGTTGACTTCTCTTAATGCTTCGTATTTAGCTTGTTTCTCCTCTGGTGTGTATTTAGAGCTATCGTAAATCTTGCGAACAATATCTACAAAGCCATCAATCCACTGATCTTTAGTATCAAAGTAATCATAAGGTGTGTCTTGATTAGGTACACGTAAAGCGAATTGACCTGTTGTTGCGGGTGCTTCAAAAGGTAAATCGTCTTTCATGTCATCAAATGCACCTTTACTTAATGATGCTGATTGAGAGATAGAATTGACTGCGGGTGTCACATCTTTTTCTACCGGTGTGAAGTCTGCGACTTCTTCCGGGCTATAGAATCCAGTAACTGATCCTGGGAAAACTGATCTAATTCCTTCAGAAATGCAGCGTGATCGTAGCATAGCCCTTGGGAATTTTTGCCAGCCTGATCCCGGTTTAACAAGACCGATTTTAATCGCTTGCTCAATTGTCCAAGTAACGTCAAGTTCTCCGCCATTTGGGTGTTTAAATGTTCCCGTAACTTTCTCATCTGTGTAATCCTTCCATTGAACAGAACCACCTGCGTTTTGAAAACGAGCCAACATTGCATCTGCTTTTAATGCCGGTCTCCCTTGTATGATATGAAAGTCTCTAGCAGCCGTAGCAGGATGTAATCCTTCTGCTTGTGCCACCGCCATAAGTGCTAACACACTGGCTTTATCTTTCATACCAAATAAACCAGATTGTGCGATTGCACTTGCCATCTGATCCATTTCTTGAAACGGAACTACGTTACTCATGTTTATCTCCCCTTGTTAAGTTTTGTTTTAATTTATTGCAATACCAAATAATTTTGTCTGCATCATCAATGGTATTTCCTTTTAATCCAAGTCTTAATGCGTACGCTCTAATCGTACCAATAAGATAACCTTGAAATTCTAATGGTGTTGCTTTAGCTTTAATCACATCAATG